GCCCTGCGTTTTGAAACGACTGTTGTTGCAGCGGGGTAAACTGTGCTTGACGATCCCGCATGTACTGCATGTACGGGTTTTGGTTAATGTCGGTAAGACCCTGCGCATTGCCGAGCAACTCCTCAACGTACGGCTTGGCGTAGTCGGGGATTGTGACTTGCGTCTGTTGTATCTGTTGTAGTGATGGTTCAGCCATGATCTATTCCTTACGCGGGAAGATATTTATCAGCGCGGGAGTTAGCCGCTACTTTGTTTTTACCTGTGGTTTTACCCCGTGCACGTTGTACACGATCCATCATGGCGTAGAGTTTCTTAGCGCCTGCATCTGTGGATCCATTGCCTAGTTCAGACACGATACGTGCAGGGATCACAAACTCACCATCGGCAAGGCGTGCGGGTTGTTGCTTGCGCCCGATGGTTGCAGGGATACTGTCAGACACACCATCACCGGGGCCTTTGAGCAGTCGACCGCCGTCAGAGTAAGAACCCAACGAACCCAAACCGCCGCCCATAGCGTAGCCCATCATGCCGCCGTCAGCGGCAACTTGTTTGCCGGTTACGTCGTATCTTTTGCCGTTACCCGCCAAGTAAGTGCCGTCTTCTTGTAATACAGCCGTGTAAGTTTCCGTGTTGTACCCAGACGAGTCTACAACTTCAATGGTCTTGGCCTTGGTCAACTCGGTGGCTTTTGCGTCTGCGGGTTTGCCGCTTGTTGTGCTCGATGTTATTTCTCCGTCTTTGCCGTAAGACAAGAATTTAGGTTTGTATCGATTGGACTCTGTAAAGTAAGGCTGCATCAACGGCCTGCTTCTTGCCGCGTTAGCTTGCGCTAAGTTTTTACCTTTGCCCATAAGGAACTTGTATGCATCCAATGAGTCATCCGTCAGCGTGTTGAAAGCAGCTTCGGGATCTTTTGGTATTGGGGCTGTGTAGCCCAAACTGCCGCCACCGGCAGTGTATCTGCTTCTTAGTTGCTCCATACCTGTAAACCCGCCGTATGGACGACCGGGGACGTTAGGCACAACTGTGCGTGTGCCATCGGGGTTTGAGATGATGTCGCCGGGAGTGGCTATCGAAACAGTGTTACCCCGGTAATCAACACCCGTAGCAGGGCCAGAGCCGTAGTTGCCAAACGCACCGTTGTCGTAAACAGTAGCGCCGGGCATTTGTGTGACTCCGGGAACAACGGACGTAATGGGTGTAATGGGTGTAATGGGTGTAATCGGTGTTACAACTTTCTTATCTTCTTTAGCCGTAAACAAATTGCCAAAGTCTTTACCTGTCGCAGCTTTAACATCGCCTACGCTTACGTTGGTACGTTGTAATTCTGCAAGAGCCGCATTTTGCGCATCGGCTACAGACATCTTCCCTGTGTTAATCAAATTTTGCAACCCGCTTGTGACATAGTTAATGTTGCCGTATAAACCTTCTAGGCCAGCTTGATCGCCCGGTAGAGCACCAGCGGTGTAGCCAATCTGGTTGTAAAGCTCAACAGGTTTTCCAGTACCCGCATCAATAATACCGCCGGTAAAACCCACATCACTTTGAGCCGGTTGTGTCAGAGCGTACTGAGCGCCCCCGGACAATCCTGCGTTTTGCATAGCAGTAGCCAACGCTTGATCTTGTAAACCAACTGCACTAGTAGCTTTTTGAAACTCAGAAGCGTCTGTGGTTGGGGAAATAAGGGTGTTTACAAAACGTTTTTCGTAGTCAGCTTGTTGGTTCTGTGTACCTGTGGCGCGAGCAATATCGGCGGCAGACACACCATACTTTTGCATATCAGCAGCAATTTGCGTGTCTGAAAGGCCGGGGGTTTGAAAGTATTTAAAGATGTCGGCATCGCTTACACCACCGCCAGCCAAAGCCACAATGCCACCACCAGCCATAGGCGTAGGTTGACGCTGATCTAACGTAGCCATCTGCCCTGTTTGTGGGTTTGTGTATGCGTCAGAGAAATTGCGGCTACCAAACTCGCTAGCCTTAACCGGTGCTAAAGACTTATAGGTCTGGGTAAAGGGGTCGTATAACTTCTGACGAATGTATGCGGGGTTAGTGTCCACCGGCATCTTGGTCGTTGTTGGAACCATAGCCCCTGCCATGATAGGTGCGGCTGCGGCTGCAATATTGCCAAGATTTTGTTTAGCAAAAGCACCCATAGCACTTGGGGTAGACGTTACAGCGTTAAACCCTGAAGATACTGCTTGTCCCGTATTTGCCATTGCAGATTTGGTGGCGTCTGCTGCGGCTTGATTTAACACACCCTGTTTTGTTAACTCGGTATTAGCCATCTCCGCTGCAATTTGATCTGCGCTTAAAGACCCCATAGCGCTTTGTTGTGCAGCACCTACACCAGCCCCCATAAGACCTTCAGCCAAGCCCGCCCCACCATACGCACCCAATCCGGCCATGAGGCCGCGAGACAAACTGCCGGTAGCCAAAGTAGTCAATCCGCCAGTAACTAAACCCGCCGTGCCAGCGCTCATACCCAAACCAGCAATACCGAAAGCTCCGGGGCCTAAGAATGCGCCAAGCGCAATAGGGGCAACAGCTTTGAACAGGTCAGACAAAAGACCCGCTTCGGGTAAACCCGTAGTAGGATTGATGGTCAGCGTAGTGCCGTTTGCTTGGGCAAAGCGTTGTAGATTCCGAACTTCGTCCGGTGTCATGTGTACAAGTAACGAGTCGTCGCCACGACCTTGCGATGCTACTTGTTCGGCAAACTTATGCAGGCTCATTTTTGCCTCTCAAAATGGGGGTTGGTCGATAATATCATGTTGACGTCTTTATGCGAAGCATTTGACTGGTATCCTGTACACCATCTTGTGTATCTCGGTACACATCGCCAAGCCTCAAATTAGGCAGGTCGGCATCAGTGGGCAGTGTGGCAAGGTTTAAGTTCAACGTAGCCCCGCCCATATCCCCGGGGTTGGACAGTTGATTAAAGTACAAACGCAAGACGTTGCTTAGCTGGCTAAAGTAGCGGGCATCGTACTCTCTTGGAGCCAGCGGCAAGCTTGGTGGGGGTGCGTTTAGTTCAGCCATTACATATCACCTACGTCCATCAGGACGAATGTCAATACGGGGTGCACCCAACTGCCAACAAGTGTTAATTTGGTTTGAGCTAATCTTAAAGATCATCTGGCGGCCACGCATGCGGGTGTATATCTGCCCAGTAAATTCCTCTGTAATAACGTATGTATTACTTTTAGACACGGGTTGTGAAGCTGTACTTGTAACCCCAGAGCCTGAATTAGCCAGCCCTTGCAGAGTCATTGCCACTGCTGGTAATGCGCCAGCGGGAGTACTTGTAGCGTTCTCAAAGGTCAAGTCAGGTAATACACGCCACACAAAACCAAAGTTATGGCCGTCACCAATATCAAACTCAGACGAGCTAATGTAAGCATCAATTGCAACAGCGGTGCCGGTCGTATTGTCATTTAACCCCGTCTCATGGTTAATCAGATTACCTGTGGACGTATTCGTAAAATAGTTTGCCGCAATTGGGTATGACTGCAAGCCAGAATCCAACCAAGCCGTACGTGACATAGTGCCGTAGTACCAGATTTTTTCAACGTAATTGTAGATGACGTACTTGTCAATTACCGTGCTGTTAGCCGAGCAGTAGAACCACCAGACTTCATTGAAGCCTTCATTGGTGCCTGCAAATACTTGCAAGCCCTGATCTTGATTAAGATCACTAAACACAAAACGGCGCAGGTCGCAATTAAGCGTTTGCACGCGACCATCGTAAGAATAGAACTTATCTACGCCCATCCAGTACACAATACCTGAAGCAATCACAGCCGCGTTTGTGCCCATGATAGAAACGTTGTCACCTAAAAGCTGCGGTGCCCATACAAAAGGAGGCCCAAGATATTGCAAAGAATACACAGCCGAGTCGGTAAACACAACGATTTCTTGACGAGTTTGAACAGTTGTGATGATCTCTGAGCCGTGAGATATACGTATAAACCCTGCTTGGTTTGTAGGGTCGGGCGTCCAATTAAAAATATCATCTTGCGATGACCAGCGAATCAGCATGGGGTCAAGTACGCTGGAGCCGTAGTCGTTACAACCAAATGTAATAACAAAGCGTGATGTATCAGACACAGCTAGACTGTTTAGTGTTGTCGGCACGTCCACAATTAAAGACACGTACACCCCTGTGCCCGTAGAAGCCGTATTAACCGC